AAAGAATTACGGGAGATTAAGAAATGTCTCAAGGACTTGAAGCAATAGCACCAATTGACAAACAACAAAACGAAAGAATCGTTTGGTGTGAAAGGTTGCTTTATCTGATCGTAGTTTTACAGTTTCCACAAATAGCAACTTTACTTTAACTGCCAGGTTTAGAAGTGCAAGCTTGCACTTCTAGATTATGGAGTCTAGCGTTTTTCTCTAGCTTAGACTGGGAGATGACCAAAATTGGGTAAGATTTCCATCCACAAGCTAAGCACATTTTTTGAACATATTGTTGATCTCTGATTTTTGGATAAATTGTTTTTGTGTTAAATCCACAATTAAAACACTGCATTTATTTTCTCTCCCTCATAAATTTGACTTTATCGATGGCCATGGTTATATTGTCTCTTGCTCTCATTAAAAAAGCAACAGATTTCCGATCAGGATTTGATTTATCTAAATTTTTCAACATAATTTTGTCTAAGTCCATTCTTATTGACTCAAGGGTGTTCAATTCCCTAGCGGTTAAGGTTGTTTCAGTATATCTATTGCCCATATATTTCACACCTTTATGTCCTGCCATATATCATCTGTGTTAACTTCTTCATGTGTTAACTTAGATCTTACTCCATTTTCTAACTTGAATGTCTTTGTCCAACACAGTTCGCAGTCAAAACAAAGATAATACACAATTATTCTTGAGTTGTTTAAAAATAATTCATGTGATGCGACATCAATGTTAGTATGTCGACAATCATTAACAAAGCACATCTTACACTTGCCCATGTCTAATTCCCATTCGTTCCAATTGTCGGACCCACAGTATTCACAAGAACACATATCATCGCTCATTCTAAACTCACCACTTCTTCAGTAACCGACAACTCATAAGGGCAACCACAATCTTCAACATTACAATAAATATATTGTTTTGGAACCGCGAATACCCAATACTTAGTGCAATCTGGACAAGTGTATCGATATCCATGAGTAGGCGTTACTCTTTTCTCTTCTAACTCTAGTAGTTTCGCCCTGATCCATTGACTAAAGTTAGGTATTGTTGCAGCTATCTTTTGAGTCCGGCTGTCCAGACTGATGGTCTTAATTATACTCCCCATGTTTCAAGAAGAAGACCCCTTCTTATTTAATTAATTCTATTTTTTTTGTGGCCTGGCGGCAAAAACCCACCCTTTCCGGTGGAAAGGAAGGGTACGCAACAGCCGTACGGCCCCCCACAGACCCCTGTGGGAGTTGCGTGGGTTATAAAATAGCCCCGTTTTAGAGGATTGAAGTGATGTTTATAGGGTGCCGGCGTGCCCAGGTATACATGGCAAAAGGAAAAAATGACCTAATTTTAAGAGATAGACTACAATTTACATTTGATTCAAATGGTGCTGTAGCCACGTTATACGGACGAGTAGATTTGAGCGATTATGTTTCAATACCAAAAAGCGAAGGATTGAAAATAAAAGAAATCAGATTTCAACTGCGTGACCCAACTACCGCCAACACTGGAGTATTTAGAGCATTATTGACCAACGTGGCAACAGCAACCGGCACACCGCCAAGCATCAAAATGTATTCAACTACTACCGCTTACGAAACTGCACAAGATGTTGGAGTTGGATCACCTAATGTTATCAACTGTGTTGAGATTAGGCAAGAGCAAGATACCGACGCTTTCCTATATACTGATTATGTAGAATACTCTACTCCTAACCTACACCCCGAAGGATTCCCAGTAGTAACTGATATTCTTATCGGAGTTGCGGCAAGTGGTTGTGCATTACTAGCTAGCGATACAGTTGAACTTGACATAATGGTCATCGCTGAGCCTGTTAAACTAACCAAGGATGACATGGAAGCAATGTTAACCCAAGCAACCGACCTCTGAGGCGGTTTGAATGGGATTAGGTAAAGACTTGTTGAAGGATGTCGCCACTGGTGTTATGGTTGGCCTTATTATTGGTGATGAAGAAACTGTATTCCCTATTGATATGATTGCTATACCGGCGTTCCAGGCTCACATGTTAGCTGGTACTCCATCGATGCAAATTTATATCAAAGCCGGTGAAACTTTGGTACCAACCGGAGGTAACGTGGCGGACATGAATGAAAACATGGATGTTAAAGCTGTGAGTGAAGCACCAGCGGCTAAAAAGCGTAAACCATCAAAGTGGAATAGATATGTTAAGCGTAAAGCAAACCATATTAAATTAAAGTCCGGTAAACTAGATTTGAAGAAAATGGCAAAGGAATTTGCTAAAACTCAAGTAAAAAAGCAAGTAAAAAAGCAAATTAAGAAGAGGCGGAAGTAAAATGGCTATTCATGAAATTAGAGAAAGTATTAGTTTACCATCAATGACAGCATCTGATGGGGTACTTTATGTTGAAAGAATTATCAATTTACAACGTGGAGCTAGGCATACAGTTAATGCAATTGATGTATTTTTAGATAATCCATTTTTTGAATGTGATGTTTCAGCGATTTGTAATATAGTAATTAGTAGTCAACCTATGTTATTAACAGGTGAAACTATATCAGCCGGATTTGGATGGGTTAATGATGTTCCCCAAGCGGGAGTAGATACTATACTTTACAAAGGCAATTTTGAAGTTAGAAGCGGCGCTTATAATCAAATTACGGCTGAATTCCCTAACAATTTCCTAGGCGCAAGTCCAACTTTTTCATGGTATACGCCACGTTTATACATGTATGTAGTCTTCACCGGCAGTGGTGGAAAGTCCATAACAGTTGATGATTTTAGAATAAGCGCATATATTGCTGTTGATAATAAAAAAGCGAGTTACTTGTCCGTTATGCTTGGAACTATCCGAGAGAGGTCGATCGCTCAGATAGCGAAAATATCTTCTTTAGGTCGTGTTATACCCCAATCCCGCATAACCGGACAAACTTTTCCTATGTATCTTTATGGCGGTGCGCGTACACAGTTTATGATGAATGCTGATTCATTAGCTGATTTTTACACACAACTAGCACCCAATGAAAGTGAAAAGATGTTGACGACTGCTCAACAAAGAGATTTTTTGAAGTCGGCTCGTACTATGGTTGGATTTGATGACGCATTCGGTGAACAATCCGCCACGTTAGGCGGTGTTCCAGATTGGGTTAGGCTGTTTGCTTTGACTGGTGTTATCAGTGGCGCTGTTAGAGAACAGTGGCCGCCGCTAAAGTATAACGATAATGGGAATGTGCGAATGCTATGAGTTCAAAAGAATTGTTGAATAAAATTCTAAAAGAATTACGGGAGATTAAGAAATGTCTCAAGGACTTGAAGCAATAGCACCAATTGACAAACAACAAAACGAAAGAATCGTTTGGTGTGAAAGGTTGCTTTATCTGATCGTAGTTTTACAGT